GTTTTATCAATTCTTTTTTTAAAGACCCAAGACTGATCGGTGATGATTTTTCAACTAATTTATTTTCTTTTTCTGGTGCTTTATAATTTTCAACTTTAATATCATTTTTATTAATATTTTCAGTATTAAAATCACCAATTAAATTTTGAATACGATCTTTTAATTTTTGAGGGACTTTATTTTTTGATTTTTTTAGTTCCATTTACATTTTACTCTTTTCTTTTTCTACATCCACCCTCAGTTGCTCCACATATAGATCTCTTTCCCAGGGAAGCATCCCCTCTAAATCTGCTAGATTAAATCCGTAATTTTTTGTTAAAATATACATTAATTCAAAATAGCTTCTAAGAGATATGTGACTGAGGGTTATGAAAAAAAATCTTTAAGATTTTTTAATACTATTGATCTTTTAACTCCATCCTGTGTTGTATAATAAACTGTGATCGGACATGATGGCATATTTTCAAAAAATTCAAGTATTTTTTTATAATATTGAATCGTCAAATGATCTAAAAAGTCAATTATTTCTTCTTTAGAAAAATTAGAAGCTTCTACCTTTTCTTCAGAATTTTCGAAATATAAAATACAATTTGATATGAGATCATTTATATTATTACTAGATTCTGAAATATCACTTACAGTTGGATATCTTAATTTGATTTTAAGATCTTTTCCTATTTGTATAATATTTTCTTGTTTTGGTATGTCCAATTCTAATTTATTTAAATCTATTTCAATAATATGATTTTCTTTAGTTATTGGGCATGTAATTTTTGGAGTGATGATTTCACCAACAGATTTTGCTCTTAATTTTAAAAAACAATACTCGACTTCAAAAATTGGTATTTTAGTAAAATCAATATTATCGTAACAAGAATTTAAGACCTCAATAATACCATTATAAATTTCTTTTTTATTGGATGTTTCTTCCAATATTAGTAATTTTTTTTCTTCTTTAACTAAAAAAGGTCTAAATTTAGTCTTTATTTTAGTATAGGGTAAAGATGTTATATAAGAAGGTAGAGAATTATGTAAAATAGTTTGTAAATTCATTTTTTATCATCCATTCAATAAATTATAAGAATTTCTATAAGCTAATGTTAAAACAAATGTCGTATATCCAGTATTATCGGATGACATTTGTATAGGTAATAAATTTAATGGGTATGCTTCATCTAGTAGGGTTTTTGAAGTAATACTAGTATATGTAGTAGCCTGAGCGGAACCAGAAAAAGTTGTTATGTAAATTTTACCAACATAGTCAAAATATACATTAGCATTTTCAGTGACTGCTTCGCCATAAGATCCTTTTCTTATGATATTGTCCATCCATGCATCAAAAAAATTCTTTTCTGCAAAATCTTCATATAAAACAAAGGACATTGTAATTTCATCAAATTCATGCTGAAGTGGAATTTTTCTTTTTGTTCCCCATAAAGAAGTAGGCATTCCAGTTTCATAGGTCATCAAAGCTCTTTGTGGTATGTTTATTTCTGAAGGATATGTGGTAAAAGATCCATGTGGGGTCACAAAATCAACAACATATCTGTTTGCAAATTGAACGCCACCACGATTTACTACATTATTTCTAAATTGAGATATTGAACCTGAAATAAAATCATCAGGTACTTGTGGATCTGGTATCATAATAGTTCCTTTTCCGTGAGAATTATGAAATTAATGTCATTTTTATCACAAAAATCTTTAGCAGCTTCCCATTTTGCTTGATTTATTAAAAAAGTTTCCATATTCTTAGAATAAGTTTTTTTTGAAATAGATTCTGTCATTATTGGTTGCTTCGTCTGTTTAAAGGGTTTAACTTCTATGAGTAGGGTTGAAACAGACCCATCTTTGTTTCTTTTCTCTGCCAAAAAATCTGGTATATAAAAATGCATTTGGCCATCTAGTGGTGATTTATATGGAATTTTAATATTTTCAAAAGACCAACGTAAAATATTTTTATTTTCATCTAAATATTTACAGAATTTTCGTTCCCATAGTGATCTACATAATATTTTTGTAGAATCACCTATATATTTTGATATGTTTTTAGGTAAAAATTTATTTTTATAAGCCATCAAATTATTTAGTTAAAAAATGCTAATCCAACAAATATATCCTCAAAATCCAAAACTACGAGCTGAAATACCTTTATGGTTAAAATTCAGATGCTTTGCATATCAAGGTTTCATAGGAAGACAATCTGGAAATTTTGATGGCGTTTTACCAACTCCACCAAATCAATTAGCTACTCTTTATGTTCCTGCCCCACAAGAATTGGTTAGTGGAACTCAAAATAATTATAAAAATATAGGTGCTCAACAAATTTTTAATGCTGTTATAACTCCGGCATCAGCCATGGCTGGTATGGCAGCTGGCATGATACCAGCAGTGGGGGAAAAGATGCAGGAATCTATGCAGAATGCTCCAAAATTAATACAAGCAGCTATAGAAGCATTATTAATGACAAGTTCTTATTTTTTTGGCATATCCCCTCCAGATTTTGAAGATAATATTTTTGCTGGAACTGGAAAAAGAACCTACACTTTTAATTTAGTATTTCCATGCTTAACCAGCGAGGATAGTTTTGCAGCGTTTGCCATAGGTAGATCTTTTGAAGCTTTAAGTGCTCCATATGCATCAAGAATTCCTTTTATTTTTAATCACCCTCCAATGTGGCTTTTTGGGGTTGGTCCTGGTGTTGGGCCAGCAATTGATTTTACTTGGTTAACCGATCCTCAGCTTTCTGTACTAACAAATGTCGCAGTAAATAGATCAGCTCCAGATAAAGGTTCATATGCTGTTTTGACAGATTATGGATTAAAACCTTCAGTAACAACTATAAGTCTTAAATTTGTAGAAATAGAACCTGTCTATAGAGATAGCTTGAGTTTAATTTCAAGATCACAGGCTCTACAAAATGCTTCATCTGGAATATCACAACTATTCACAATTTAAAGGAATTTAATGTACTTCAATCAATTTCCACTTACAGAATATACAATCGATAGCAAAACCGAAACGGTTGTAGATATTTTTAGAAAAGTTGCTATTTCAAAGTATAATACAGATTCCATTTTTACAGAAGAATTAGTGACAGATATTGATACAATAGAATCATTAGCGGAAAAATATTATGACGATCCAGAATTATCTTGGATAATTTTATTAACAAATGATATCGTTGATCCAGTTACTGAATTTTGCTTATCTACAAAAAATTTTGATTCCTTAATTAATACAAAATATTCAGGATCTATATTTTATTTTGAGGAAAATATCGAATTGCAACAAGGAGATATTTTAATAGGATTGAATCGTACCCCTCCGTATTTAACTCCATATCCACTTGATACTTTACCAGAAAATCTTAACTCTACTGATTTGAATACTAGTAAATATTGTTTTGTTAATTCTTATAACAATGAATTTAGATATGCAAGAGTAACTAATATAGTAGGATCTTTTACAACTTCAACTGAAGTTGCTGCATATAGAAAAATAAATGATAAACTACAATTAATTACTTTTAGTAAAAAATTTACTTCTAGCGAAAATGAACAAGATGTTTTTGTATTACCAATTAAACTAATAGATAATTATTATAATGCTCCATTATATATTTACAATTCAACTAATCAAATAATATCACCATATAGAAGATATACAACAGAATTAGAAGATGATTACATTTTATTAGAATCTAATGGTAGCTACACAAGCTCAACTGATATAAATGCGTTTAGATCGTCATTGTTATATCAAATGATAATGTTAAATACAAATATTTCTAATTTACAAATTAAAACAATATTACAAGATTTAACTGATAAAAATGAAAAATTTAGAAAAATTAAAATATTAAATAAACAATTTATAACACCTTTTATAGAAACATTTAATAATATGATATCTAATGATGATATTAGATTTAGAGTAATTTCGAAAGAGAATTAATATGGCTGGAAATTTTCCATTTGCGATAGAATCATTATCCTCACTTCAAATAATAAAACAATCTGGACAATCACTTAATATAATTCCCTGGGGTTCTGGATTGAATCCACTCATTTCATTTACTTTAAATGAAAGTATGTTTTCACCTTTGATGACAGGTACATTAATCATACGAGATACTGGTGATTGGTTAAGAACATATGGTGTTAAATCTAGCGATGAAATTAGATTTAATTTAAAGGCAAAAAAAGTTTCTGGTATTTTACATAGAGATAGAGATGAATCGATTATCAAAAATTATGATATGACATTTGAGATTACAAATGTAAAAAATACAGTTACATTATCATCAGATGAGTATCAGACAGAAACAGAAACAATAAAAGCATTAACTATAGAATTTATAGCTAAAAATGTTTTAAATAAAGAATTTTTATCATCTGCTCTTGAAACTGAAAATTTTATAGGACCAATATATTCGGACGAAATTGAACGAAAAACTTTATCTGGAGAAGTACCAACATCAGTTGAACTTATTGGATTTAACAAATATCTTAAACAAAAATTTAATATTAAATTGGATGGTGATCGTACATTTAATTATTGTTATTTAAAAAGAAATAATATTTCATATCCCTGGGGTAAAATTCAAGGACAACCAACAATTCTTCAAACATTACAGTATCTTGCAGAAAATGCTGTTAGCAATGATAATAATGCCGCTGTTAATTATGTATTTTGGCAAGATTTGGATGGATTTCATTTTAAATGTATCGATTCGATGATCAAAAATAGTAGTGATTCTGAGGATAAAAGATTTGTAATCGGAGAATATCAATTTGCTCCAAATAATATTCATTCCTTTGAAACAATAAGTGAATTTGATAATTTAAAACTTTTAAATTCTAATGTATATTATTCTTGGTATGAAAGAATAATTCCAAACTATGAGGATCCGTATCTAGATTTTGTAAGTACATCAGAGGGATTAAAAAGAGAAACTATCTTATTTGATATTCAAGATGAATACAATAATATATCGCATGTTGAAAACACTCCAATAATAACTTTAAATTCAAGTTCAAATTCTGAATTATCACAAAGCCAGAGAATTGATGATGATGTCTATGGATTTTATTCAAATCAAAGATACAATACACCATTTCCACAATCATGGGAATATATTGGTCTTTCCGCTGATACAAGATCATCAAGTAGTGTTTGGCAGAATCAATTTGATCTTGATAATGAAGTAAAACCAGAAATAATTTATGCCTATGATAAATTAATTAAAAATGCTTCTTTACGAAATAGAGAAAAATTCATAGAACTTAAAAATTTAAAGAAAAAATGGGAAGTTTATCGATGTTCTATTTGTTGCACAGAAGATACTGCAAACGAAGAAGATAAAAAAATAAAAAATATTGGTGCTAACGATCCAGATTATAATTTATATTTTGGACCAAATGGTATATTTAAAGAATTTGCATTTGATGAATATAAAATTGTCGCGGCTGGATCATTTTCTGATGTTGTGAATTATGAAAAACCAAAATCAAAAGAAGAAAATAATGAAAATTTACAACCATGTATTGAAGTTGCACCAGAAGAAGAAAATCAAGAAGATGAAGAATATAATGGATTAACTTTATCTTATGATATGAATTCACTCCCATACAATCAATCGATAAAAGATTTTTACAATTTAGATTCTGCATTGGTTTCAAATATAGGTACATTATCCGGTATTAAACAAAAATATCAAAGTGAATTATCTGAAGTTAATACATTGATTCAAAAAATAGAATCATTATTGGGTAAAATAGATGGATGGATTACTGGTGCTGCTGATTTAGCATTTCAGAATTTAACACCATATCCAAGATATGATTGTAGACGTTTTGGACCACCAATAAGAGAGGAAGGTACTAATTGCTGTATAGACATGGGTATCGCTGGCAGTATAGATCCAGAGGACGAAGATTATAATCAAGAATATCAAGAATGTGTTAATTATTATGGTGAAGAATTAGGTAACTTGCAAGACGTACAAACTGTAGATTGGAATTTTGATTCAGTGAGAATTCCATATCTTCATTTAACACACGCATTTAACCCATTGGATGGTGAAAGGAGAGAAATGGAATTTGGAGATCAATTCTGTTATCCAGTTCCAGATTCGGAGGTCAGAAATGTATATAGAGCACCCCTGTATGTAAATTTAGAATATAGAACAAAACAAAATATTCCAGATGATTATACTGGATCAGCTCGTTTTTTAGTTAGATATGATCAAACCAATGGTTATGTAACAAAAGCAGGGTGTAAACGATTTGTTGATGGTCAAATGGCATGGGAATTACCTTATAAGGAACCTGGGTTTTTATATGAATGTACCCAATCAAAACTTATAACTGGCTTATATACAAGTAATAATAAAACAAGAGAACCAGCACCAGATGATGATTTTTATATTACAAGATTAGAACAAATACAAGATCCTGTATTAAATGGACGTATTAATAGTAAACAAGTTTTTTGTGCTACATGTTTAGATTTTATTTCATTGGAAGGAGCAAAATACGAATATAAAAAAGTACTAAATGAAAAAAAATTGAAAAGATTTATTTTAGAGACATTAATTAATAAAATTACTAGTGTTTCAGCATCTTATGCAGCATATTATAATGAATTTTTAAATAGAAAAGCTTTTTTCATATCAAAAAATCCATTTGACCCAGGAGTAACAGGAAATATTGTAAATAAAAAAACAAATTTATCTTTATTTAATATTAAATCAATTAAAAGAAAACCTATTCGCGGAAGCAAATATGAAGTTTTAGCAAATAGAATTGGAATAACTAGCGGTAAAAAATCCTATGAATATGATGTATTTTTTGGTATTTCTGCTGGTGATAGAGATCCAGCGTTACCAGGAAACCATCCATACTATGATCAGAAATTTAAAGGATTTACATATGATTCATATAGTTATGGGGCATATGCATCAAAACCTGGATTTAATATAAGAAAATATGATACAGAAGATATATTATATTATGACGATGACTTGTCGAGATATGAAGGAACTCCTGGATTTAATTCTGATGTATTCAAATCAGTGTCTGGAACTATTTTTTCTCCAGTTGAATTGAAATATGAAAATCAAATTACACAAGATTCTAGCTTTAATCTTTCAAATAATATAGGCTCTTTAGATCTAGCTACCAATAGATTAAATATCTTTAAAGAAAATTCAACAAAAATTCCATCAATAGAAAAAGAAAAATTAAGTTCTTATGTTAGAATTGAATTTGAAAGCCCTATAGGTTTAGATAGTTTAGAGGATTTTCCAGATGGATTTGTTCGTGATGCTGGATCTGAATATTTTTTACCATATCTTGTTCAACTAACTGGTGGTCCAAATGGAAGACAAACAATTCAAAATAATACCGTTGTAATTGGTATGGATCCTTACGGATTTGATGTTGCTGTAAAGAAAAATAGAACAAAAAATAATTATTCTGATTATAAGGAATGGGGTAATTATTGGTGGTATAAACCTTTAAATCAAGTAAGATTAGATATAAAAACTAAAGATATACCTGATATGTCTTTATGGGCAGAGAGAAAATTTGAAAATGAATATACTTTCTACCAAAATAATGGAGAGTACATATCAACAATAGGTGAAGATTTTACGGAATATGATAATTATTTTGGAACATTCAGTCCACTTTATTATGGTCCAGCTACAACTATTCCATTGACTAATGTAGAATGGCATCCAGAAAATGTATTCACTTCTAATGTTTATTTTAATTATTATGATTATGATGCTCCTTCTTATAGTGCTTATGGTTATTATGCTGATTATTATACTGTTGGATATTATGGAGGATATTATTTAAATAATGTTAAAAATATGACAAGATTTCCTACAAGCCAATATTTTCGTATATTACAAAATTTGATAAAAACATACAAAGATGATTCAGAATTGTATATTAATGTTGGAAGTAAATATAAAATAGAAAATAGATGTATAGAAAAAAATATAAATTTAAATAATTTTAAATATGGTTCTTATAATTTATTAGGTTCACATTTACATTATAATACAAGAAGAAGTTGGTATGATTTAAATTATAAAATTATAACTAAATTAAATACTTTTATTGATAATATTGGAACTATTAATAATTTAAGTAATGCTATATTTAATAGAGGATTTGATTATATTGCAGGTTTTGCTCCTTTTGCTGGGGGGATCCCAGTACCAACAATTTTTAAAGCACCAGATTTTTATGCTTATTCTGGAAATGATTTTGTGAGTAACTTTGCAAATGTTATAAAATTAAAAGATAATCAACCTTTAAAAGCTTTTTTAGCTTCAATAAATAATAATAATGTCATTACTAGTGATATCTCTAGTGTAGACAAATTAACTTTATTAAATAAAACAGCAATAACTTTACAGTCAATATTTGCTGATGAAATAGAAGCTCAACATGATACAAGTTTGACAATTTACAGACCTGGATTAGTTACATCAAAGGTATGGAAATATGATATATTTGGTGAATCCGAATATGGATTAACTTCACCACCGACTTTACCCCCAGAATATGATTTATTTGATAATAACTTCGCGGCACAATTCGTTGTTTATGGAAAACAATTAAATTTATGCAAGCAATTAAATCTAAAATGTCTAAATCCACAAGGATATGTTGATAATCAAGATTGCCCAGACAATGATCCTTATTGCAATTGCCCAGCTAAGAATCTGATTCCAAAACAAGCAGAACCATCATATAAACAGTTAGCTTCGGCATATCAAACAACAAAAGAATGTAAATTAATCTCAGATAATTTAGGATGTGATTATCTTGGATGTATGCTTTCTGATCCAGAGAATGTTACTTCTTGCGGATGCCCATCACAAGGTGAAAATTATCCAAAATTGTTATATGCAATTCGCACAAATGCAACATTTTACAATACTCCACCAGAAACACCACTCAGAAGACAAGCACAAATGTCACTAATTACTGGTCAACAGGCAGTAATGACAATCTATCCAAATGATTCATTAAAGATAGGTGATATTATAACTGTCTTTAGGGGAACTGCCGTAGATGGAAAAGACTCTATAAATGGAAAATGGATGATTACTGGAATCACTAGAATATTTAAATCTATTAATATAGAAATTATGGTAGTTAATTTAGCCAGAGATTCAACAAAAATATAAAGAATATAATATAAATAAAATTATGAAAATATTCAAAAATGTCTATTCCGATATTCCGATGTTTTTCAGTAAAAATAGTTTTACTGGTGATTTAAACTTGAAAAAAGATGGTATTGCTATTAAAGAATCAATTAAAAATTTAATTTTAACGACAGAATATGAAAGACCCTTTGATTCCGAATTTGGTACTCCTGTAGGAAATGGATTATTTGACAATCCATATGATTTTGCATTTTATGTAGAAAATGCTATAGCAGCAGTCATTACAAGATATGAATCAAGAGTTGAGTTAAATTCTATTAATTCTACTTTTAATAATGATAAAACTGTATCTGTAAATATTAGATATACAATCAGAGAATTTAAACTAGAAGATAATATTAAATTAATTGTAGAAAGAGCCAGATAATGCCATCATATCCGAATTTAACACCAGATTTAGGCAAAATAAATTTTAGTGATATAAAAACTAGTATTACTAATTATCTAAAAAATCAAGATTCTCTCAAAGATTTTAATTTTGAGGGATCTGTAATGCAGACTCTGATTAATACTCTTGCATATAATACGTATTATTATGCTTTTTATGGAAATATGGTTGCGAATGAATCTTTTTTAGATTCAGCCCAAAGAATCGATTCACTTATATCTCTAACAAAACCACTTGGTTATTTTATACCATTGAGAACTTCATCAAAAGCTGTTGTAAATGTTTCTGGATTAATAGCAGATATACCAGAATTTGCATCATTTAGAGGATTAAATTCAGATGGTATAGTTTATAATTTTTATACTATAAAATCGTATGATCAAAATGGTGGTCAAGTTTCAAATGTAGAAATATATGAAGGAAATCTTGTTAAAAACTTAGAAGTTACTAATTTATTCGATAATGTAAAACAAAGATTTTTTATAAATGATCCAAATATTGATGCTATGACAATAAACATTAGAGTAGCAAAAAATGGTCAAAATACAACAGTAACTCCAACAGAATGGAGTTTAATAGATACTTTTGGATCAATTCCTGTAATAAATCAAGATGTATTTTATTTAGAAAGAGCAAATAATGGAGTTTATGTTACTTTTGGTAAGATAAATAGTCTTGGTAATTCTATAGATGGAAATGCGGATAGAATTTTTATTGATTATTTAAGCTCAAGTGGAGAGGCTGGAAATGATATATCAGCTTTTTCATTAACGGAGCCAAATATAGGTGGAAATGTCGCAATTGCATTGGTTCAGATATCTCAGGGTGGTTTGGATGAGCCAGATATTGATCTAGTCAAATTTGCAGCACCAAAAGCTTTCGCAGCACAGAATAGAGCAGTAACAAAAGACGATATCAAAGCTTTGATTGCTCCATTTTTTCAATCTCCAAATGATTTTAATGTTTTTGGTGGTGATGAAATCTTTCCAAAGAGATTCGGAAGAGTATTTTTCACCGCAAATTTAAATCCAAATATTGATGAAGATGCTTTGAAGATACAAAATATTTACAATATTTTGTTGGATAAATGCGTGGTAACAGTTCTACCAGAATTTACATCTCCAAAAAATCTTAGTATATTAAATGACGTTACGATGAGATTTGTTACTACTAGATCTACTTCATCACCAGCAGGAGATCAGAATATTAAAAATGGAGTAAAGAATATTTTATTAAATAATTATAATTCTTCTGGTTCATATAATTTTGAATTTAAAGCAACGGATGCAATTGCAGATATTGAAGAACAATATCCAGAAGTTATAATAGAACCAAGTGATTTCAGAATATATTATAGAGAAACTTTTACAAATAATGGACTGATAACTATTAATCTAGAAAATGAACTTGATATACCATATTTCATAGATTATGACATAACAGGTGAATTTAAAAATAAATCAAATGTCACTATAAAACTGGCAGCTTATTATACACCAGCACAAAATAAATTTGGTTTCTTTAATTTGAAAACATTAAGAAAAAATTCAGATGGTACTTTTAGTCCTTCACCTGAAGTTTTAGGTAGAATTAATGTTAAAAAAGGAATTATAGAAATTTATGATAAACGTCTAGCTGGAACTTCAGTTACTGTTGAAGTTGATTTTAAAAATAGTTATTTTAAATCATCTACAAATAGTTTAGTATCATTTACAACAAATTCAGTAGAAATTAACTAATGATATCCGGTTTTAGCAACAATGCCATTAAAAATATAAACCATACTCTTGATGGGTTTTTGAATACTATTTTATCGGATTATGATGAACAATTTCCAGAAAACGTACAAGATTCAATAACACAAAGAGCAGCAGGAACTGAAATTGATATAGACTCAATTACAGGAACCTCATGTACTACTAATTTTGATATAAGTAGACTGATTCCATCATGGGTTGTTCGTGAAAAAAATGCCTTACAAGCTTCTGGTGAAACTAATGTTATTTCTGTTTTTGATTTTTTACAAAAATACTACGATTGGCTTTACTGTGATGCTGAAGATGGAGCACAATATTCTTTATCAAATAGTCTTTTAGATGTAATAGATGTCCAAAAAACAAAAGAAGAATTCTTAAAAAGAATTTATTCTGTATATTTTAATTCATTTCCATATGATGATGTTAAGAATAATAAAAATATAGTTTTTGATCTACAAAAAGCTAGAGATTTTATAGTAAATATTCGAACTACCTTACACAAAAGAAAAACAAATAAAGAAGCAATTCGTTATTTCTTCAATAGACTATTTTCCATATCAGAAGAAGATATAGAAATATACTTTCCAAAGAAAGATATTCTACGTCTTAATGGTGGTATGTTTGAAAATAATCAGTTTGCATTTATATCAGCAACTGGAGACTATGAAAAAACCAATACATTAGGATCTGCCTTAAATATATCAAGATTTCAAGATAATGATTGGTTTCATGATTGGTCATATCTGGTATTTTTAGGACATACACAGGACACAAAAGACTTAAAAGATGCTTATATTCAGTCACTACATCCAGCCGGATTGAGATTGGTTTTCGGTAAGCAAATATCAGATTATCAAGGACCTGGAGTTCCAGATGAAGATTCCAGAATTTGTGAATATCCATTACTTAAAAATTATGCTCCTTATCAAATGGGTTCTACATATCCATTCATAGGTAATGCTTTTGGCTTTAGTTTATTTGGTATTTCTGGTTGTTCTGGATGTCTTGGTACATTTACAACACCAACAGCAACATTAGGATTTACTGGACCAACTCATGTTATGCCTACCTGGGCTGGATTAAATCAACCATTTTTTGACATAAATATTTTAAGTTTCATTTATATGTGTTATCAGTCTGGAACAACTAGTCCAAACGAATTTAAGACTTGCGAGAATTGCTAATGGCAAATAAATCAACTATTTTAAAGAACTATTTGCAAGATATTGGTGTAAAAAATCAATTATTTTTTATGTTTGGTAAGACTCCAAACACAGTTTCTAGCAATACAGATGAGACTGCTATTGATGTTTGGAAAAATGCAGATTTATCATATAAAGTAGCAAGAAAAGATTCTGTGGCAGTTATTCCGAAAATAGAATGGTCTTCTGGTAATGTATATAAAGCATGGTCTACAAAATCAGTGAATACTGGTTTTTATTATGCTTGGAATAAAGTCAATGGTATAGTTTATCTTTGCATTTCAAATAATAATTTAAATAGAAAAGATTTAGATTCTACAAACGCTTCAACTCAAATACCAAGCCATTCATATGGTTTGGCCACATATTCTGATGGTTATACATGGCTTCCTTTATATAAGATAACCTCAGATTTGTTGAGATTTGTCACATCGACTTGGATGCCGATTATTTCTTTTGATGATTATCGTTTAAATGAAACATCAAGATATGGTCAAGCACAAAAATTTTGCTCAAATGATCAAGCAGCAAAGGGAAATTGTGCAATTTATTTCAAAAAAACAACACAGATTCCAAACTCATCTACAACATTTAGTACAAATAACATAGGTACAAAATACATAACATTTTCAGATGTAGATTGTGGTGTATGTTATTATTTGTATGAAGGAAATGATTCTTTTACAACCTATTTTTCTATCGACACCCCACCAACGACATTATCAATCAAAGATAAATTTGATGAAGTGTCAGAGTTAGTTGAGAATAAAACAATATCCCCATCATCGGCATATTATTCATTATATCAGATAGCAAATAATGGGCTTGAAGATGGTGCATTAGTTTCGGCATTTATTGATTTAGAAAATCTTTCAGAAAATGATTTAATAGCCCCAACAGCAAATCCAATAATTGAGGTATCTAGTAGTACTGGAACTGGTGCTTCGTTGAGATTTATCACATATACTAATAGCAATGGTTATAATATAATCAATGGAGTTGAAATTATTTCAAATGGTGCTAATTACAAAGACATATCTTTATCCAGTTTAGATTTATGGTCTATTGATATTGATGCTTTATTGGCTACCATCGAACTAAATTTAGATACAATCGATGGTTTAAATTTTGATCCAGTATCGGCTCTTGGAGCTGAAAATATCATGTTTGATATTCGCCTTGAGACAAATACCATGGTTCAGGATGATGTTGTAATTCCTGATGAAATTAATTTCTATGGATTAGTTGAAAATCCATTGGAAAATCTTGGTTCTGGGCTTGAGATTGTTGCTGGATCTCAATATGGTAAAGATTTATCATATACTGAACCAACAACAACTAAAGTTGAATTATTATCAGGAACTCCACCGAAAAATTCTGGTAGAACTACTGCGACTACAACCACTGGTAAATCTATATCTAATGCTAGTGTTGTAAAATTAAGTACAAGTGGTGGATATACACGCGCTGATTTAGCTGGTATTAATTATGACGATGCTCAAAGTTTACAGACCATAACTATAGATTCTGTTTCCTATACAGTAAAAGATATCATAGATTATCCAGTATTAAAGCAGTATACAGGAAAAGTAGCTCAGAGTAAAAAATTATCATCTCCTTTAATTTTTGGAAATGATGAAAACGATAATCAAAATACTAAAATATTTCGTATAAATATCGTAAAAGGATTTTAAATGGCATTAACCCCTTTTGGTGATCAATTCCCACTTGCAGATAATTCTGGGGTTTATAATTCCAGAATTTCTGAATTTCTTTCAAGACCAGTAAACTATGTTTTTACTGGCTTTAAACCAGGTTATGCTTTACAGGCTTCTGAGCTTAATGAATTACAAGAACAATTCTTTCTTCAGCAAACTCTGTCAAATAGATGTGTTTTTAATTGGTTGACATATACTGGCACACCAAAACCATTTTGGGAAGGCTGCACACCTCTTTCACCAACACAAATAGATGTATCCAATTCTGGGCCTAATATTCAAATTAATTTATCTGCTGGATGGTATTATATCACAGATAAAAGATATTCATCAAGTGGAATTTATCTAAATTCTGGTATTGGTTTCTGGATTTATAGTTCTGCTTTAACATTAGATGTTCTCAAAGATGCAGTTTCGACAAATCCATCAAGCCCATCAAAAATAGGTTTAATATATTCATTTGCTTCGAAAAATACATCTGATGACGAAACATTGAATGATAACTCAAATTCTACCAATGTAATAATGGAAGTTCCTGGTGCTGATAGAATTTTAGTAGATGGTTTAGAAATACAGAAATATACTTCACAAACAGTTTTCTCTGATATTTTAACAATAGTAAATACCTCTGGATCTTATTTGGTTAAATATCTAGACGGAACAACAGTAGCAACAATTAACGGACAATAAGATGACCATAGATAAAGACTATATCATAAATGACTTAGGATCAAATAGTACTTTCTACGATTGGTTTATAAAAGAAAATACTGAAATTATAGAAAAGCTTAATATGTTGAAGGTATTCAACATAGAAGGTGTAAATGGTATTACAGCTCCTGTTGCCACAAACGGTGTTGCTTCTATTGGTTTAAGTGGTAAAGTAGATGATGGTATTTCTTTTAATGGCCCAGCATATTTTAATAATTTTGCAGCAATTCCAAATATTGCAGTGAAAGTACCAGAAATTAATTCTACAGTTGGTGGTTTTACTTTCGGTACACCCGTTCGTGTATATTTTGATACGGATACTAATACTATTAAATATGAGGGTGCTAGAGCTAATGACCAAGATCAAGCAGAAGTTATGGGTGTTGTATCTTCCATAACATCAACACATGCTTATGTTACATTATTAGGAAAAATTGATGGAAATTTTAGTCAGGTAAATACTAGAGGTATAGGTCTTACTGCTGGTTGGGTATACTTTGTTGATCCAGGAATTACTGGAAATATAACTGACGTAGAACCAGTGACAACAGGCCATGTTTCAAAACCTATAATTATGGGTATTTCTGGAGATTCTGGTTTAGTTCTTCAGATGCGTGGAAACTATCTTACTGGCGTTACAACAGTTCCACAACAATCAATAGTAGTTTTAGAAACATTTAGTAATAATTTTACTACTTCACATCCAGATTATGTTGATTTTGAACCAGGAAGGGTAGTATCACTTAGAACTATTTCATCTTCTGAAAGTAATTTATTTATACAGGAACTTGGAGAGTACGCTGACTTTTTGGTAAGACTAGCAAATAGCAATACAGATGAACGTACATGGTTATATCTATCCATAACGAATAAAGATGGTATTTATGTAAATACAGCAGAAAATGATATATTTGGACTAATTCTTAGTAGACAAGTTATTTCTGGTAAAATTTATTATACTATTTTAACATCTGGATATACAGACTCTTTAAATGGTCTTTCTGATAATGGTTTATATTATTTAAATCCAGATTGGGTTAGTTCGGAAGACGCAACAACGATAGTTGGTCCACAGTATGGTATAGACTTTTGTTCATCTGGAGTTTTATTATTTAATAAAGTATCATCATTTTCTTTATTTTCTAATAGTAGAGTAGCACCATGTACATCTGGATTTAGATCTACTGATTCGTTTGAATCATCAAATATAAAATCAACATACAACTATCTTGTAAATGGCAATTTTAATGTGTGGCAAAGAAATACTGGTAAGAATACAGCAGATACTAGCACTGGTAATTTACAATTTGCCGATATGTGGAGAAGACATGACGGTATAACTGGAATAGCCGCTTCAAAAGATTACTATATCATTAGAAGAAATTTTAATGAATATCAAACAGAAATAGAAGGAAATCCTGAATATTACTTAGATATAAAAGCATTAGGATTATCTGCTATTGGATTATCTGGAACTTCTGGTGGTTATACAGCATATGATCATTTAATGATTGGGCATGTAGTTCCTGGTGCTAAAAAATTCGATTCGAATTATCTAAATGTTAATTTTTACGCAAAATCATCTTCATCTGGATATGATGTTGATGTATATCTTTCAAGATATTCAGATACTGATTTATTGGATTATACTAAAATAGGAACTGCAAATTTAACTAGTTCATGGAATAAGTATTCCTATAGTTATTATATAAATCCTCTTACTAATAATGGAATACCATTAGATATAGATTCTGATTATTCGGAAATTGGTGTAGATTTAATACCATTAATAGAAAGAGCAAATTTAAATGGTGTAACATTAGGACAAGATGTATATGTTAGTTTAGCATCTTTTTCAGCATCAATTAATTCTACTCCAACTTCTGTTTATCCAGAATATGTTGATCAATTAAGATATTGTCAGCAATTTTACTATAGTACCTATGATAAAAATCAAACAATCGGTTCATTGACAATGACCGATGTAACCACACCAACTCAAAATACAGAATCTATTTTCATACTCCCAAACAAAATATGTAATTTTTACAAATGGCCAGTGCAGATGAGAGCAACACCATCTGTTAGCATATATTCACCAATGTCTGGAATTTTAAATAGAGCGTATAATAAAACAGCAAGTACAACCAGTGTTCAATTAGATACGATTAATACATCTGGTGTTGGTGGTCGAAATGGACAAAATGCAACAATAACACCAACACCGTCTACACACGGAAGTAATATTTGTATCAATAATGGTATCATAAATTATGATGAAGTTTATTTTCATATAATAGCAGACGCAGATTTTAATATTTGAGGTAAAATATGCCATCAGCAAGCAATACTAGTAACAGCTCAAATATTTCAACTCCTTTATTAAATTTCAATGTTCAAAGTGAACTAGGTTCTAGATTACTTGTTCAAATACAAACAAATAATTTTTCTGGTTTCACTGGTGGAGATGTAATACGTTATGATGTCCCAACAAGTGGATACACTTTAGCAAAGGCCGACACAGCATCAAATTCTGAAGTTTTTGGAATAGTTGAAGATAAAGAAGAACCAAATTTATTAAATGTTGTCATTTATGGTTCTATTAATTATCCTACAGAAAAATTAGTAAATGATACTGGAACTAATTATGGTGGAAATGATGTTTATTTTCTAAGTGCTTCTGATGCAGGAAAATTAGTAAATATACCATCCACGACGATAGGAAATATAGTTAAACCAATATATCAAGTAGGGCCACATCTCACTCTTACGGGGTTAGCTGCCACTGGTATTGTTGTAAATTACGTAGGATATGTAATACAGGAATAATTTGAATGTCATCAAATTCTATATTTCCGATAAGTAAACAATCAATTATAGTTAATCCATCTTCTAGATTAATTATAAAATTACCAGTAAATACTTTTGATTCTGGAATAACTGGTGGCGATGTCATTCGATTTGATACCGTTGGAAATAAATACAAAAAATCTCTTGCGGATACTTCATCCAACGCAGAAGTATTTGGTATTGTTGAAAATATAAACAGTGATGGTTCAGCGAATGTTGTTATTAATGGATCCATAAATTATCCAGAATCTAAGCTAGTAGATAAAGCAGTAGTGGGTGAGGAAATTAATCTAGGTGGAAATGATGTTTATTTTTTAAGTGGTTATACTGCTGGGTTATTGGAAAATAGAATAACAGATGACAAAATTGTTATAAAACCTTTATTACAAAAAGCTCCTCACGGCGCATATAATGGAATTTTTAGAAATTATCTAGGATATAAACAAGGAAATATAAATTCTTCTGTTATAGAAGATCAATTTTTTGTTTCTTTTTCTGATGATTTAACTAAACTTATAACAGTATCAGTAAATTTAGACAAAGTATTTGTATACAGCATATCTTATTCTTCTTTAGTATTCACTACCACTTTATTAGATACTATTGAATTTAATACTTTATCTGGTGATTCTATAGAATGGGATACAGAAACAACCGAAGCAAAAATTTCAAATAATGGTTATGATATTTTAATTTTTACAAAACAAAATAATAAAATATTTCATATAAACAGACAAATTGGTATTCAACTAAAAGCTCAAATAGATGCTGATTTGACAGGAAATGCAGTTGATAAATTATGGGCAGTAGATGATGAATTATCATCAATAGCCCTTTCAACTGTTGCTATGAATAGAGATCCAGATCCAGATGATATGAAATTAACATCCAGAGATGTAACTTCTCGTATAAAATATTTAAGAAGAAAACCAGATGGAAAAAATAAATTTAATTGGAGTATTATAAACGAACATACTGTTCCTGGTTTTTTATTAGCAAATCCATTTCCTGCTTTGCCAAAACAAGATTCGTTAGGTTTAGTTTTAGGTGTTTTTAGGGCAAATAATATTAAATGTAAAGGTAAAAATTATATTTTAACGACAAAATGTTTGATCCAAGATCAGAAAGAGTATAAATCAGCTGCAAATGGGCCAAGAAGCTCAAAATATAATAACTCACAATTTGATTATATGGATTTATATTCAAAAACTATTACATATAAATTTGGAAGTGATATAGATGCATCAAATAATCCTATATATGATTCATTCACAATTAAAGATCATAATATGTTTATTGATGGTCATCTTGTATATACATCTCCATCCGATCTATGGTACTCTGAAAGTAATATCGATGCTCCAAATTTAACACAAAAAATTTTAACAGCATTTCAAGATAATGTTAATAATAAAAAATATAAATGTTATTTTGGTATTAAAAATTTTAAAATAGTCAATAAAAAAAATAACAAATATTTAGATGATCCTTCGTGTTTAGGTTCTAATTCTTTTGCATATTATCATCCAATTGAATACCGAGAAGGTCATTATAGAAATGATTTTGAGAACTTTTATCCATCTGGAATTACATTTTTAACAAAATTAACTCCACAAACAAGATCTTTATCGCGCATAAATGCATCACAATATAATCAAAATGCTTTATTTTCGAGTGGTTCTTGTAGTGATACTTTTTTTGTTATTGGTTTATTATATGAATCGATTGATACTACTAATAATGACATAAATAAAAAATTTGTGGTTTTAAAGTTTCCATTAAATTCTTATGAAAATGATTCAGTTTTTGATTATTTTCAATATAGTACAACTTATAATTCTGTTATTCCTAGCTTGTCAGGATATGGAATAATTTCATCATTTTATACTGATGCATTTTCAGAAATTACAAATTTTTGGACAGCACCATCTACCACTACTAAAGGACCAATAACAGATAATCCAACTTTTCCTGTAGATACACAATTAACATCTGTCAATATAAATCAATTAAATTCATTTGAATTACATACATCTAATGATAGATACTTTTTATGTACATCAACATATACATTAATATGGACCTATTCATCTGGAACATATGTAATTAAAGATATAGCAGATTTAGATCAATATAAATTTTCATATAGTGCAGATGGTGAGTTTTTTATAAAAAATAATAAAATTTTAAGATATGATTCAGGGACTCAAGAATTTATTAATATTACTGTTGTATAGGATTAAAAATGATTTCAACAACACTAACAGGAATAACACACTCCACATATACAACTACAACTGATATCCCATTTGCTATAAATGATACTTTTTATAGTAATTCAAATATTTCATTCACGTGTACAACATCAGCAATTGCAGATTTATTATCAAAAACTTTAACTGCTGGAAATATTACAAATTATTCTTTATATTACAGATTAGTTGATAATCTTACGAGTAATAATACTATAATATCAGAAACAATTAGTTTAACTTCTGGTATGTTAGTCAATAATGCACTTATTGTTGAATTAAATACATTAAATAATACAATAACTCATAATTATCTTTTAGATGATATGAATGAAAATGAAGTTTATACTTTATATAAAAATTATAAACTTGTTTTAAGAATATATGAAGAAGGTGGTACTGAAGAAACTACGCATTTAGCAAATTTAAATACTATTTTAGAAACTGATATTGTTCAAGATGTTAATTATATGTTAAATGGATTAAATCAAGGACCATATGATGTTGGATTTGAACATCTAGATTTATTAAATAAAAATGATTTTTCTTTATCAGAAATTGAATCAATAATAGATAATAGTCCAGCAATAGTTGGTGTTGAATACTTTAGAATTTTTTATCCAAAAAATAAAATAAGAGATCAAAAATGTCCTTTATTTATATTTTTTCATGGTCAAGGACAATTAGCTGAAGATTATGATTTATATTATAGTAAATTAGCTTCTTATGGTTATTTTTGTATAGGTGTGCATCATATATCTGGCTATACTGAGTTTTTAAATAGTTTTAATGAATTTCTTAAAAAATTA